AATCTTCCATAGCAGTTGCCAATTGCATTCCATTATCACACAAGTACATGTCAGAATAACGCTTAGTCCAACTATCTGCTTTTTGAATTCGATAGTCGGGGAACCCATTTTCTAGGGTTCCACATTCTACATAACGATAAGGAAATCGTTCAAGAATAATGTTCATGCTACTTCGACAGATTCAAGATCATTGAAGACATATTCCATAAGCATTTCATAGTCATCCAGAGGATCACCAGAGAATACCACACCTTCGCTTTCATAGTAACGACGAACCTTTTTATAAAGTTTTGGATTCTTTACATCAAGATAGAAATCGCCGCTAGCTGCGCCACGAAGAGTTTGAATGTCTTTCTTGAATTTTGCTGTGAGAGTCATTGTTTTGAATGTTGACCTTGATATTATACTAGTTTGACAGGTGACCTGTCAAGTGCTCCTTGAGGGGATTGAACCCACCTTAGCCGAATTATGAGTTCGGTGCATTCACCAGATTGCTAAAGGAGCATTTTGGGCGAGGGTGTCTGACCACGATAATCTACGATTCAGCGGAGGGGACCCTTCGTTTAATACAACGTTCCTTGTTGTACCCAATGGGAACACTGGGAGTTGAACCCAGACTAACCCGTTATAAGCAGGCCGCTCTGACCATTAAGCTATGCTCCCTTACGATCCCTCTTCGTGATCAGTGTGGATGCGTATGACTTCCTCATCCACATTAGGTTCTTCAAATATTTCTATGACTTCATTATAAGGAACCATAACAGCGTTTCCGTGCTCGCTTGTTATGATAAACGATTCTCCATTTTCTACTCTAGACATCAGAGAATCAAAGTCTGCCTGAAATTGTTCTACAGTAAATGATTGAAGTTCTTGATTCATTTTCATAAGTAAGTTAATATCGGGGCGACAGGGATCGAACCTGTGACCTCTGGTTCCCAAAACCAGCATTCTACCGCTGAACTACGCCCCGTTGTCTTTCTTTGAATGTACAGCTATAATACCAAGAATTGGAATAATTGTCAACCCCATTCCACAAAGTCCCAACCAAATCTGACTTGCTGCTAATGCCTCTACAAGATGAAACATTAGTATCCCCTCCAAGTCTTGAACTCATAATAGAAGTATTGATCCATATCACCACTCAACGGTGCGTTAACATCCTTATGAGCCCATTCCATACAAAACTCTTTTATTTTTATATCACTCATTGCACCTCTTCCCCACATTCTCACAAATGCAGAAGCAGCAAAGTGATATCTTTGTTTAATGTGTGGTTCCATTTAATTACTTGTCTTTTAATAGTTCTTCTACTCTTTTACGCATGTTGGTACTATCTTGATTGAGATAGTCTCTCAAAGAATAACCACGATGACCTCGTAGGATACATGTTCCTTGATAGAACATCGTGGAAGCAAAAACTAATAACAGTATACAACCAATTAGTTCAATGTGATTTTGAGCCATGGTAGTAATGGTGGAATGACACCTATGAGTCTGAGGAGACCTTCAGCAAATAAAGCAAGAACGAACCAACCGACACACATAGAAATAATTGCAGCATTACGGTTGTGCTTACGAATTGCATCATCGATCATCTCCTGTACTTCTGAACGACTGATAAGTTCATCCTGTTCTTGAATCATTTTTCATCTCCAAGAAATTTTGCAAGAGGATCTTTTCGGGTTTTGACAATTTCACAAGCTCGATAATAGAACATATTGTCCATATTACCAGACTCTTCGAAAGTTACTTTGATCTTCACCCAGTTTTCATAGGTGTGTTGATCCATTGATTTGTAGTAATAATACTACTATATAATAATCACTAAAATTCAAACGTCAACTATTGTGTTCATTGCGTAACACTGTTGAAGAAATTGTTAAATTTAAAACAAAACGGAAGGGGTGGGATTCGAACCCACGGAAGCTTTCACTTCGCTAGTTTTCAAGACTAGAGCCTTCAACCACTCGACCACCCTTCCAATATTTAACGAACGTCAAATTCTAGTTTACGAACTTTACGTTGTCTTCTTGCTTCCTGAAAAGCAAGATCTTGAGATGAAAGAATACCAGATTGTTTTTTCTGATTATTAGATTCTACCACAACTACTTGAGATAAGTCAATCGCAGAAATCTTGTCCTCTTTCACTGACATCTGATTTTGGCAACCACACACCTGTAGTTTGGATGTACCAATCAATTCTTTGTTGCAACACTTGCATCTGACTACTAACATGATCCAACTTACCTTTAATCTCTTCTAATTCTTCGTGAATATCTTGATGATGAAACCGCAAAGGGCCTTGAATAAGTTTACTAATAGTTTTCTTTTTCATTCTTTTAGAAAGGAACGTAACATCCAAACATTTTTACCATGTGCTTCCATTAAATCTTGAACTAGATTTGCAGTAGCATATTGTCTTTGCTTTTCAGACTCTTCCGAAATTTTAGCACATATTTCACAGAATGTCTTGTTGTCAGCGAGTAATTGACTGACCATTGATTCTGCAGTTGGTGAATTTGTTGCCTCGGGGATTTCAGAAGTTTCAACAACTCTACTAATTGGACCTACAGCTTTCATACGAAGATAACGCATGTTCTCTGTAAGACGATCGATTTCACCAAACATTGTTTCATATTGATTACCAAATAGTTCATGCAATTGTGGGAAATCAGATCCCACTACGTTCCAATGGTAAACCCAAGTTTTCTGAAATAAACAGAAAAGACTTGTTTGTGCTTTATGAAGAAGTTCGTATAACTCGTCCATTATCTTTTTGAAGTATTTATAAGTGGGCAATATCGGATTCGAACCAATGACCGTCTGCGTGTAAAGCAGCTGCGCTACCGCTGCGCCAATCGCCCTTGGTGAGTCGGATATGATGATCCCGACTCGTATGATAGACAGTGCCTATCAACTGCCCCACTTGGACTCGAACCAAGAACCCCAGAGTTAACAGCTCCGTGCTCTGCCAATTGAGCTATAGGGCATTATTCAATTGAGAACCCGAAGGTTCAGAGCGGGTAACCGGGTTCGAACCGGTGATTCCAACTTGGAAGGATGGCGTGTTACCGCTACACCATACCCGCTTATGAGACAATTATAGAGTAATTGAGTATAATTGTCAAGCGTCTCAGGAGGGACTTGAACCCCCGACCAACTGCTTAGAAGGCAGATGCTCTATCCAACTGAGCTACTGAGACATATAATACGTATTATTTAATTTCTATGTTCATGGAAGAATCACCTTCACCGATAAAACCCTCTGGAAACATATTAAATGCCAAAGAATATCTAGGTTCAGAAGATTCATTAATTGTTACTTTATGAGAAAGATAACTTGGAAAAAATACTACAGTATTTTTTGCTGGCAACATTGACCATGATTTGGAATTATATATGTTCCATTCAGTTGGTTTATTGAGCAACATTTGCTCCATTATATTATCAAAATATAATTCTAATTTTCCACTTGATACATCTTCAAAATACAAGACCCCACTATAAACACAATTTCTATGTTTATGGAATTGTGAAGACCCACCAGGATCTGTTTTTGTTCCCCACGATGTCGTTATTTTAAACTTAGTATCTTCCAATCTCAAAAAACTATTCTTATAGAAATTGAAATAATCGATAAGAATATTTTTGACATGAGGAAAATTGTCGAGTACCTTTATATTTTTTGTAATATATGTACCCTTAGATTCACTTGGATTGTTGCGTATAAATTCATATTCAGTTTTGATTTTATTTAACTCAGAAAGATTATTACCTATGTTGGCTATTGCAACAGGAGAAGAAAACAGCGGCAAAACATTAAAATTTTCATTATTCATTCTTCTGAGTTACTTGTCCAATTGATTACCTAGTTATTATACTACTGCTTTGGGCAGTCGTCAACCCATACAGCACAGATTCTCATCTCTCCACCAAGCAGTCTTTGTGCCTCACTACCGTCTGGTGGTTTCTCAACATATCGTGGTTTATATTTCTTATTTGATTCTTGGATAATACGATCATATTCAGGTGTGACCTCATCAATCGCACGATCAACATCACGCTTGATTCTGCGTTCTAACTTCGCAGGATCTTTAATAACAAACTCATTAAGAATAGTTTGTGGGAAATATTTTCTTTGAATCTCATCCAATAAGTCCCAAAGTCCATCTTGAGATATTCCTGTGCATTGTGAGAGTGCTGCTATAAGAGAAGATAATACGATTCCTATTATAGCATATTGTTTTATATTTGGTTTTTGTTTGCCAAATTTAAACATAAGAAAGGGGAGTTCTGCAGCACTCCCCTTATATATCAAACTTCTACCGTGATCAGTTTGGAAGCATACTCATGTGCATAAGATGTACGAGCACCATGATGCCCCCATCCGATCCAACTATACGCATAGTTCATGTAGCGATTAATTGACTTACCAGGAGTTTTCATCTTCTCCTCAATGTCTTGCCACTGAACTTCATTTGTTAGATAACGAAGTTGCGTGTGAAGTGATGATGGAGAACCACCATACTTCTTAGCAAAATCACCCAATCCATAATAACGGTTGGCAGATGTCCATTGAATCAGTCCGTAACCGCGACCGCAGTTACCCCAACTGGTTCTGCTACCACCTTCACAAATGTTAGGAACAAAAGTTGATTCCTGACGAATATTACCCATGATGGTAGCAAGGGCGTTTCTGTCTTTAATTCCAATGTTCTGGAAATATTCCAGAGCTACATTTTCATTTTCATTACACCCTTTACAAATTAGCCTTTTCTCTTTTGGCTTTTCGGGAGCAACCTCGCGGATTGCTGTCTCTTCAACTACAGGGGGCGGAGGACCGTCCATTTTGTAGTTTACGAATGGCAGTGTTGCCGTACTGGTTGTAACCGTTGCCACAAGAGGCAGGGCTACTGTAAAGAAATTTTGCACTAGTTTTAATTGAACTCTACATCCCAATAGAGAAAGCGCACTTCCCTCTTCTCAGAGGGCGATCTCCTGGGCTCTAAAATCACATCAAAATCTCATGATGTAATCCCCTGTGAGAGGGATTTTTCATAATAAGTTAATATTTAGGTTTTGTCAAGGTGCCAGTTTAAGAAGTGTCCACTCCTAAATAAGCTAGGTTTTCATCTTCAGAACCATGAAAAAGCTTCTTCTAGCCTTTTCGTTATTCTTCACTACTCCTGCTTTTGCTGCTGAAATTACATCAAAAATCGTTGATTCCGTACAACTAAGCGTCCAGGGTGCTGCGGTACAATCAAATAGAGTCGGTGCTCAATACACTGTCTCAGGCACAAACATTAACGTCACAACTCTTGGTGGAGTTGGTGGTGCTGGTTCTTATGCGATCAACACAAATGGTGGGGCATTTACTTTCAGTGAATCTTCAATTACTGCTGATACTAATGTCACCACTCAGTCGGCAGCTTCTGGAACAATTGCTGCTCCCAACCTTTATAGCGACTCTACTACTCAGTTAGGTG